CCAAGCACAACAGAACGCTGGAGTTCCTCAGAACTTCCAACGCCCTGAGATGGAAATGCCTACACCCGGTCGTCAGGTCAACCCTGCTAACGACTTCTGGGGTGGCTTCGGTCAGATGATGGATAACAACCCTGAGAACGCTTGGAAGTACCTTGCACAAGCAGGTCCCGGTGCTCTGCAAACCAAGATGCTCGTACAAGACTCTTGATAACACTAAGGGGTTCCAAATTGGAGCCCCTTACAATAGTTATATAGAAAGGAATTAAACAATGGCAAGCCCCTATCCAGTAGCACAAGAAATGCTTGGAATGAGCAGTTCTGCTCGTGGTCTTCAAGCAATGAATAGTCCGGTCCCTATGGGTCCTAATAGGTACGATAGTGGTGGTGCATCAAAGGTAGAAGTCAATACTCAGCCGTATAACAACGAGCGCTTCTACGAACAAAACATTATGCAGAACACCTTGAGTGCTGCACCCCAAGCTGCTAGTGGCGCTATGGGTAATGTTCGTTCTCAGACTGCTGCTTCTACTGACGCAGAGCAGAAAGCTCAGAATCTTGTAACACAGAGAATGTCAGAAGCACTGTATGCAAACCAGTCAGGTACTGCACTGATGCGTCTTAATTCAGTAATGCAGAGCCCTGAGAAAGGTAAGTTTCTAAATGACATTGCAGTAGGTAAAGCAATGGCACAGGGATTAAATCCTGACCTTGGACAAGAAGTAGCTCAAGCTAGACAGTACGGTTGATAGATTTACTACAATCGTATTAGTCTGAGTTACTAATACTGTGCGTTTAGCTGGACAAGAACCGCAAGAAGATCCTGAGGTTTACCAAACTATTTGGAAACATCTGCGCTCTGATGGAGTGCCGGATCAAGCTGCCAATCAGATGACAGCAGAGATGCTGACTCATGGTGAGGATTTTGAAAGTAGTGTAGAGAAATATCAACAGTACGAAGATAATTATAAGAGCAAAGGATTCAACGAACACGCTGCACAAGCTATGGCAGTAGAAGCATTAGAAGGCAGAGAAGAAGCCCCAAAAGAATCACTTAGGTTCGCAAGAATGCGCCAGTAAGTGTTGACAACTGATAGAATAATAGGCTACAGTTAGTTATACCCAAAAGAGATTATATGTCGCAACCAAAGATTTCAGGTGATTCAGTTCGTGCCTATTTACGTGATATTGGACGTATCCCTCTGCTGGAGCACGATGAAGAGATTCTTCTAGGTCGTAAGGTTCAGCGACTAATGGAAATCAAAGCTTGCTCAGAATTACTCGGTAATCCTAGTAAAGAGCAGCTTGCTGATTCACTTGAGATGACAACCAAAGAACTTCGCAAGGAGATTCGTGATGGTGAGAAAGCAAAAGATAAAATGGTTACAGCAAATCTTAGGTTAGTAGTAAGTGTTGCAAAGAAATACACTAAGCGAAATATGGAACTCTTGGACATCATCCAAGAAGGCACAATCGGACTCGTCCGTGGGGTTGAGAAGTTTGACCCTGGCCGTGGTTATAAGTTCAGTACTTACGCATATTGGTGGATTCGACAAGGCATTACTAGGGCGATTGCGGAGAAATCAAGGGCAATTCGGCTTCCAATCCACGTTACAGAGAACCTCAACAAACTCAAGAAAGCTCAACGAGAGTTGAGTCAGATGAATGGCTATATGCCAAGTGTCTTTCAGCTATCCGACCATCTTGGACTAACAGTAGATGACATCAAAGACTTGATGTGTAAAGCACGTCAGCCGACATCCTTAGAAATCAAGATTGGAGAGAACCGTGACACAGCATTGATTGACTTACTAGAGGATGAGACCCAGCTGCCTGACACTATCCTTGAGCGTCAGTGTATTAAAGAAGATATGCGTGAGCTAATCAGCGACTTACCTGAGATGCAAGCTGCTGTCGTCAGTATGCGTTACGGAATTGGTGATGAGATACTTGAACCTATGTCAATGACAGCAATTGGCCAAGTACTAAACATGAGCCGTGACCGTGTTCGTACTCTAGAGCACAAAGCCCTCAGAGAACTGAAAGCACACAGTGATCAGGTCAGTGAGTATCTCTAATACAATGGAAGAAAGAATGCGTTGTAGAGATGGACGTTACAGAAGAGATTCTTAGGAATACACAAATCTATGGTGCTAGTGATTACACAGCACATCATAGCCTTGCGTCTGCAAAAGTCTTGAACTATGCAGAAGGTGCATCTATACAAAAGCCAATACAAGAAAAGATTACTGTCATTCCTCGTATGCTTAAGTATCAAGACTCAGTAGGTCTGTTTGGTGCTGAAAATGTTTTCATCAAAGTAACATTAAAAATACTTGATTCAGGCAACTCATGTTTTGAAGAGCCTGGTTGGCAATGCATGAAAATCATAGAGGTAGACGATGCACTGTTCAATACTTATTACACAGCAGTAATTGATACAAAAGCCGATCTAGATATTGAGAATACATACGAACCTGCTCAAATGACTAATGTTTTGCCTGCAGTCCCTGCTCCGTATGTAGGCATATCATTAAATAATTTAAAAACAGGAAATAAATATGTTGATGCTTGGTTTGATGTAAGGCTTTATACAAAAGCAAGAGAGGAGCATCCCTATGACGAGATGTACGTACCGTATACCGATTATTTCTATATCGGCTTTCACGCACGTAATACAAAGAGGCTACCCTACAACGTAGAGTGCCTCATTGGAACTGGATTTAAAACAAAGAATGATATTGACCCTAAGCTAATTGCAAAGGTTAACTAACAGTAACAGTCAGAGTATCAGTCTTGCTGGATCGCTAAGGTTTAAGGATCTACAGGAGTGACGGTGATTGATCCAGTTACCGGACTATCACTTACATTAGCATCACCAGAAGTCACGACGCAGGATACAATAGACTCTTGAGTTCCAGACCATTCACCCTGTACAGTATTCCCGCTAAAAGAAATAACAGTTCCAGAACCATTCATAGCCCAGTTATAACTCAAATCACCAGCGTCACCGCTAATTGCTGCTGTATAAGTAACAGTATCTCCATCTTCAGGAGCAGTTTCACCGGTAACAGTAACAGTTCCGATTGTTGTCTCTGCTTCTATAGCTGGACCATCACCCGGACGACTTGCTCCACCAGCAGGAGTGACAGTCATAGTCTTACCACCGGAGATGGTAGGGAACACATAGTGCTCAATTAGTTCAAAAGCATCTGTGTAGAGCGCAGCACGTGAGATTTCACCCATTCCAAAGAAGCTGAAGTTAAAGCTACCGTCGTGGTCAATACGAATACGTGAGCCTTCACCTTTGGTATCAAGTGCTAGCTTTACAGTGCCAGCAGCTGTAGTCACACTGAAGACAGTAGCGCTTACATAAACAGCACTTACTCCACCTTCAACCCACCAACGACGCAGCTGAAAAGTATCACCGCCACCCTTGGGATTAAGCCGCACCATTTCAGTGCCTGTATGCTTTTTAACGTCCTTAACACCAGTTAGGACAAGACTATCAGCCATGAATTTTAGTTATCACTTTCTTCTATTTTAGTCCATTTAAGATTAGCAACCGTGTTGTTAGTCTTGCATCCATCTACATGACGAATACGACTACAACCTTTACCCTTTCCTGGCAGTGATGCAGGCTTACTTAAGAATGCAAGCGCTACTAATCGATGAATTAAAACAGTAACAGGTTTACGTCTACCAATACGTTGGGTCAAATTAACCTGTGCATATCCATTCTTATTAATACGCTGCTTGAGTAATCGCTCAATCTGCCCTTTGGTAGATTTCACTTGACCTTTCTTGTTGACATAGTATTCAATACAGGCCTCATATCCAGGCAGTGTGTGGATAGGTGTCCAAATTTTATCGTCGATAAATTCCATTACCACAATCTTCTAGGGTATATAACATATAAGATAACAGAAATTACTAACATCTATATATGTGGCTACGTCGAAGCCGCTTATAAACCTTTTAGCTTACGGAGTTACGATCCTATGTGGATTGATAATGATTTTCCGAAGCTTCTTGGTGCAGAACTGTATCGTCCCCACCCTGCCTACATCATTGAGATGGCTGTAGAGCCCGTGGTCGTACATGACTTCAGCAAGCAACCCGGTCAAACTGTTCAGTTGGATCGTTATCGCTTCTGGGGTAAGCCTGGCACTAAGGAGTCCCGTGAGCGGACCGCCGACCAAACACTTGGATCCGCCTCCGCACGCAACATCGTCAAGGACAAGGTGCTGGTAACTCTCCGTGAGTACACCGGTCCCGCTGATTCCCGCGACACCACTCAGCCTTCTACTTTTAAGGTTGCACGTGAAACCCTGATTACCGCTCAGCGTCTGCTGCTTGATACTGGAAACCTGAATGTTTTTCATCAGAGCATCGGTTCACTGACACTGCTTGACGACTATCGTCGTTGGCGTGACCGCGTCTTCGCAAACGAATTGCTGAAGGCCGAAGCATGTGGCAAATCTTCTGACGAGCAAGGTGGTTACTACCTGCCCGGCGGTAAAGAGAAAGCCGATTCCGACCCGATCGTTACTTACGCCGCTGGCGAATCTGGTAAGTTCGATGTCAAGACTGACCTCCTTGAGGTTGTTAAGGACATGCGTAAGCGCAACGTCCCCACTTTTGCAGACGGCTACTACCGCTGCATCGTTGACCCTACTGCCATGATGCATCTGCGTCAGAACAGTGACTTCCGCGAGATCGCACGTTATCCCGG